CCGCTGGCGCGAAAAGCTCTGGATGGGTCGATACCCGTCTCTACAATCAACTGATGGGCGTCATCTCGACTGGTACGCTCGGGGCATCGGCTACAGTCGACGCGAAATGGGTGCAGGCTGATGATTCTTCGGGGAATAACCCGCAGGATTCAAACATTACGGCTCTGACCCAGATCGTCAAGGCGTCTGGAGACAACAAGCAAGCCGTGATGAATTTCGATCCGTCGCAATCCAACTATCCCACCAAGCCTTTCGTCAAGCTGGTAGTGACGGTGGGAACGGCAACCTCTGACGGAGCTGCTATCGTTCTCGGCATTGATCCGCGCCACAAGCCTGTCACAGACCTCGACCCGGCATCGGTCGTCCAGGTGGTGGCATGAGGTCCGTAAAGTTCCTTTCTGCTGCTAAATCCAGCTCCGGAGAGGAATTCAAGGAAGGATCGACGCAATCGTTGCGTGATGATGCTGCCGATCACTGGATAAAGCGAGGTATCGCGGTAGAAGTGGAAGGCAAGCGGTCAAAAACCGAAAGCCATAAAAACGAGGCTCAAGAAGCCAAGTAACCAGACAGCCCCTAACCATGGGGCTGTTTTATTTCAGGATACAAAATGGACGGTACGGGCGGCGCAATGCCGCATTCCAAAAGGATTTAAATAATGGCTATCGCATATAGCTCTGCCATTCGCAATGCGCGGATGGATGCAATTACTACCGCTGCTGGCGCAAGTGCGTTACTCCGCATTTACGATGGCACCAGACCGGCTACAGGCGGCACGGCAACAACTCTCTTAGCCGAGCTTACCTGTAACGCTACGTTCGCTCCTGGCGCGTCTGGTGGCGTTCTGACGCTTAACGCTATCACTCAAGATTCGAGTGCTAACGCTACTGGTACTGCTACCTGGTTCCGTATCGTCAAGTCTGATGGCACAACTCATGTACTCGATGGCAGCGTAGGGACGAGCGGATCAGACCTTAACCTGACCACCACATCCATAGTTGCGACTCAGCCTGTCAGCGTGAGCAGTTTTGTTCTCACCGAGGGTAATGCCTGATGGCAACTTATGACGAATTACTATCCGCTGCTGGCAATACTGCACTCTTAAACAAGGTTCGGATGGCGTGTGTAGTAGCGGCTACCACGATCATGACCGAGTCCGATAGCGTCACGAACCATACTAATCGCTTGTTGTGGGCCAAGGATGTGTTTGATGACACGGCCGCCGCGGGAGCGAAGATGATGTGGCCCGTTCTTGCTCAAAATAAGGCTGCTGCCCTTTCTCAGATTACTGGCGCTGATGATGCAACAGTCCAGACTGCTGTAAATGCTGCAGTCAACGTCTTTGCTAACGGTAACTAAGCATGGCTCTGACTAAAACAGCACGTACTTTAGTAGCTAGCGCTTCTAATGCTGCTGGCTCAACAACTCGCGGAACGTTGTTGCTTACTAGTGCTCAAGGTCCGAGTCGTTTGACGTGCAAGATTACAAACGGGGCAACTGGCCCGACTGTGCAATGTACAGTGCGCGTCTTAATTGCCCATAACACATCGCTTCCCACTGCCGCGTCTGCTGGAACGGATTGGAAGACTCTTTATGCTCCTGTTGGGCCTGGAACGGGTAATGCATCTGTTCTGGAAGTGGCTTATCCAATAGGGCCTGAGGTTATGTGTCTTGAAGTCGAATTTACTGGCAACACAGGACAAGCCGTAACCGTTGAGGCGTTCCTAAGCGAGCTCACCACGGTTTCGTAATGCCGTTACTTCAGAATCAACCGCTTTATCCGGCGAAGATCGATCTAAGCCATCCAGCGTTCGCTGGAAGTTCGGCGCAAATTATCTGTTTCGGCGATCAGAATGGTTTCCTGCGTAACGCAGGTAATCTCATTGCTCAGCCTACAACTGGGGGAACTCTATCATCCGGCACGACTGATGCCGGGGCCGCGTTGGCGTTCAACGGGACGAACGCGTATCTCGATTTTGGCACGGCCAATATACCGACAGTCGAGTTCACGTTCCTGTGGGGCGGCATCTTTGATGACAATGACAGCCCCAGGGGATTTGTTGATTGCACTAACAACGGCGTGTCTGGCTGGAACATCTATCAGGATGGCGCTGATGGGATGTACTTCAATAACTCCAGCTATCCTGCAGGAAACCCAACTACAGGCTGGACAGTAGGGCGGTTCTGGCACGGGGCTTTAAGGAATAAAGGCGGCGTCTCCTGCGACTGGTTCAGGAACGGCACGAAGATTTATACCGGGACAGGGGTTAGTCCTGCTGCTCCGACTCTTCCGTTCTGGATTGGAAGGCTCAAGGTAGGCGGACTACCTTATCTGAATGCCAGGTTCAGTTACCTGTACCTTATCGACAGGTATCTCAGCGACGACATTATCAAGTCGCTGCAGAATAACCCCTGGCAGATATTCGAATCAGAGCCTGAGGTAGTTTTTTATCCTGCTGCTGCTTCTGGTGCAAGCGGCACAGTAAATGCGGCCAATGCCAGCGATACATCCTCGGCATCTGGCACAACAACGGTCACAGGCTCAGTAGCCAAGAGCAACGCAAACGATAGCGCTTCCGCTTCTGGCACGACTACTGTTACCGGATCGCTGGCAAAAACGAATGTCAGCGATACGTGTTCCGCTTCAGGATCGATTGGCTCTGCTGTATCAGGCTCACTAGCCTATACAAACGCAAGCGATACCAGCGCGGCAAGCGGTTCAACGACTGTTAAAGGATCGTTAGCTAAATCCAACTCTGGCGATTCAGTATCAGCTAGTGGCACAACTACCGTAACAGGTAGTCTCGCTAAAACCAATGCAAGTGATTCAGTAAGTGCTTCAGGAGCGGTAGGCAGCGCGGTATCGGGCAGCGTCAATCGGACTAATGCTAGTGACACGCTAGCAGCTTCAGGCAGCACAACAGTAACAGGTTCGCTGGCTCGTACAGGCGCAAGCGACGCAGCCTCTGCTGCTGGCACAACCACAGTAATAGCTAGTCTGGCCTATGTCGAGTCAAGGGACTCGATAGCTTCTTCCGGCGTTGTTGGCAGCGTTTCAGGATCGCTCGTTTTAACTCTTCACAGCGATATATGCGTAGCTGCTGGAGTAGTTGGCACGATTACAGAAATAACCTCGATAGTAGATCGCACAGCAGTATTCAATCCAGTACTGGATTTCAACGCTCAGTTCAATCCTTCCAAGTCGGTTCAGACAAGGTTTAACTAATGGATTTCGTTTCTAACGACACAGCTTCAGTGCTGAGGGTTACTTGCGTCGATGCGAATAGCAATCCAATAAACCTGTCTGGCAGCACGGCGAATCTTCACTGGAAAGACGAAACAGGTGTGGCAGTAGATCAGGCCATGACGATAGAGGATGCTGCGAACGGGATATGCAAGTATCAATTTGGCGCTGGAGAGTTATTCGCTCCAGGCATGTCCTTTGAAGTCGAGATTACTGATACGAACGGAAAGAAATTGACCAACGTTGACCTTATCGCCGTGACTGTCCGAAAGGAGCTGGCATGAAGGTAATCACTCCTCCATTGCTTGAGCCGGTATCTCTCGCGGAAGTAAAAGACCAGCTCGGAATAGACGACACAAGAAGCGACGGCCTTCTGTCTCGGCGCATCAAAGAGGCAAGGGAACTGGTAGAACAGTATACAGGCCGTGCTCTGCTTAGCCAGACACGCGAAATCAGATGGGATTGCTTCGTCGATCGACACGAATGCCCATCAGCTTTGGCCGTTGAGTCGGTTAAATACATAGACACGAATGGGGTTGAGCAAACTGTCTCATCCTCTGATTACACGCTGGACACGTACGCTTTTATCCCGTTCGTCCAATCTGCTTATGACATTTCCTGGCCTTGGACAAGGCAAGAAAAAAACGCTGTGCGTATCCAGTTTACTGCTGGCTATGGCGCCACTGTTGAGTCTGTTCCCGCATTGCTTCGGGAGCAAATAATCCTGCTTGTTGGGCACTGGACAAACTTTCAGCCGCAAGGGGAAAACGGTATCACTGTCTCGCGTATTCCTTACGCAATCCGAGACATCCTTGATAACTACCGGTACGAATTCATCTGATGCATGCGCGGCAAAGAATCAGGGAGGCTGTGGCAAGCATCCTCTCAAGGAGTCCTGTTGCCTGGAAATCGGTAGTCGAGTCTCGCATCGCTTCAAGCCGCGTTATCTGGCCGTACTTGATGGTATTCGTGGAGTCCGAGACTTCTCAGGCAGGAGTGGTAAACGATCCCTGCAATTACGACCGGGACCTGATCATTTCGATAGTCGGAATGCTGCGGCTGCCGGGCACAGGAGACAAGGAATCCATCGAGGACCGGATGGATGAAGTTTCGGCAGAGATCGAAACGAAGCTGACTCAGGACACGTTGCGCGCGAAGGTCATGGTCGGTTCCCTTGAGCATATCAGCACCAGCATGGCTGTGATCGAAGGAGAAGGACAGGACGGGCAGTACACATATCACGCTGAAGTCACTCTCTCATTCCGCATAAGTTATACGACAGAGGAAGGTTCACCAGATTCACTGATTTAAAGGTTTCAATCCCACCACAAGCCGCTTTCGAGCGGCTTTTTTGTTTTCTAAGGAGCAATAAATGGCAAAGATTTATACAAATTCAGGGCTGGTTCTCTCGATGCAGAGCGCTATTGCCGCTGCCGTGACAATTTCAGCGATGACAAATGCGAATCCTGGTGTATTCAGCGCCACGGCTCATGGCTTGCTGGATGGGGACCTCATTTTGATCCGTTCAAACGTGACTCAAATCAATGAGCGTGTGTTTACGGTAACAGACAAGGACACAGATTCTTTTCAACTCAAAAATACCGCTACCGGATCAGTCGGCATAGACACGACAAGTTTTGACGTGTTCACCAGCGGTACTTTTGAAAAATTGACCATGGGGATTTCTATTCCTGGATGTCAAGAGTTCTCGCCGTCCGGTGGTGATATCAAGTTTGTCGATACCACAACCGTATCGGATACCGTGGACAAGCAAATCGTAGTGGGCGCGACTGCGATGAGCTACAACATGACGATGCAGTGGGACCCGTCCGACTCGGCTCAAATCGCCATGCTGGACGCTTTTACAACCCGCACAAGCAAGGCATTCCGTATCAAGTGGCCCAATGGACGCGCAGCCTGTTTCTATGGCTCGGTTGGTTATGCTGGCCTTCCCGGTGGTAGCTCACAAGGAGTCACCACTTCTCCCGCTGCCGTGTCGATGAATGGCGCTGCTACCTACACGATCCCGTAATGAATCCTCTTATCGAGAAAATCCGTAAGGCTCGGCAGACTCGTGTCACGGTTGACGGAAAGACCTTTATTGTTCGTCGGCCTACGCATAAAGAAGCGCATTTCGATTTTTCAAAAGAAGCGCTGCAACTTGATCTGGTTGAAAAACTAGTAGTCGGATGGGAAGGGATAACAGAGCTAGATTTAATCTCAGGCGGCGACGCTGTTCCTGTCGAGTTTGACCGAGAGTTATTCATCGAATGGATAGCAGACAAGCCGCAATACTGGGCTGATTTAACTGCGGCTATCACGAAGGAATACACATCTCATGCTGAGAAACTGGTAGAAGCCGAAAAAAAA